GGAGTGGCGTCAAGCCAACATCTCGTTGCGTGAGCGTCGTGGTGGTTCCTGGAAGCGGTGGCGCATCTGGACAGACATCGTCGAGTCTGCGAAACAGGCTGAGAGGATGGCTGGAATTTTCAGGGCAAAGCCTTCATGGGATTCCATCAAGACAGCGGCGCAGGGCAAGAAGTACGATATTGATAAATACCTCGCCGAGCAACCGAAAGGCCAGAAGGCTCTGGAGGCTGCGAAGAAAGGTAACAAGGAGCCTTGGGAAAAGTTCCTTGAGGGCATGGTTGAGAGGTCCATTCCAGTCCAGACTGGGGCATCAAAGCCGGAGGGTATGGATGAGGATGGGGGCAGTAAGGCCGAAATGGGGCTCCCGGCAGATATGTACGCCGACGCGGCTCTCACGACCAACCTGCTATCTCAAGGTTCTCCCATCGGTCAGACTGTCGGTGCCAGGGGTCCTATGGACCAGGAGCGCGTAATGCGCGGCTGGCGGTATACATACGATGAGCGTGGGCGGCGCAGCGACCCTGTCTGGACGGGTGACCCGAACGACGAGATCGTTGCTCGTATACCAGTTGACCACGTCGTACACCCTTCGCACATAGCCACGTTGGAGATGTCAGCGAAGGTGCGGCAGGAACTCATCAACGCGCTGGAGCGTCGTCGTGCTTGGGGTGTGGAGAAGGAAGACCACCACAAGCTCGATGCTGACGATCTAGCCATGCTAGACCTCATGCTGTTTCCAGGTCTTCCACTGGAGCATCAGAACTACGAGGTGGATAGCACTGTCATTGACGGTCTCGTGAAGCAGCTTTCGCGGAACGAGGCTACTCTGGCGGCGCACCCGAAGTCCAAGAACGAGCTTCGTCGGTCCTGGAACAAGCAAGGAAAGGGATTCGACAAAAGCGACGTCGAGGATCGTTGGCAACAGATACAGTACGAGCGGGAGCAGATCGACAGAGCCAACAAACAGATTCGCAAGATGATGCGGACTGACAAGGCAAAGCCGAAGCTCAAGCCTCCAACTGTAGCCCCTTTGTGGCAAGCCACAATCGGGATGCAGAACTACCCCGGCGTTCCGATGGACTCTCGCGGTAACATACGCAGGGATGTCCTGGAGAAGCTGAGTACAGAAGAGCAACCTCGTAACGTGGCTGACTTCCGTGGTGCTATCGCTCCTGTCGCCTATCACATGGCGATGCGCGAGAAGCTCCGTTCCCCTGAGTACAACCAGAGGAAGCACGGTGGCGTCACAACGGAGGAGCTGAAGGAACACGGCAAAACGATGGATATGGGTCCTTTGGGGCCTTTGCATCTAGCCGACGCCGAGCGTGACGCGCTGATCCGACAAAGATCGGCAATAGCCGCTCGTAAGCGCGTCATGCGAGAGATCGCAGAAAGCCGTGGTCAGGGTTCAAGGTTCGCCGCTCGCAGTCGACCCAAGCCTGGACAGGAGCTTCCTGCCGACGTCGAGAGGCGTAGGCGGTTTGCTCGTTTGGCTTCAGCCGACCCAACATTTGTGCCGCCGAAGGTCGAGTCTGGTCCTACTATGCGTAGGCGGTACAGGCTTCCAGGAGCCCACGCAAGCTGGAATGAGCCCGAGGTCTACAACCACAAGATGTTGCACTCGGGCTCTTCTGAGGAGCGCCAGTACCCCTGGCAGCCTTTGTACTCCATTGTGGAGAAGGAAGATTTCGAGAAGTGGCACGAACGCGCTTCCCAGCTTCGCAAGCTCGTGAAGATGAACGGGTTTCTCACACCTGGGCACCCCAACGCTCTTCCTTCTGTCACAGAGATCGTGAATCTACGCAAAGGCTGGGTTCCTACCGGAAAGCAGTTCGCTCTAGGTGAGGCTGCAAACCCCGCCAACTGGTATATTCCGCCTGGATTCGAGGGGCACACTGGGGAGACCCCCCAGATTCCTGCCGCTGGTACACCGGAGAGGGAAGCCTGGTCACGGAGTAACGAACGCAAGGTCGCCTTCCGCCGACTGACCGAGGGTGGGCAGGATTTCCCGATGGCTGGTGTAAACGAAGAGGGCGAGATCGAGCCGTCTCAGCAAAGAGGTGTGTATAACCCCCGTCATCAGACAAGCAGACGTCTTCGTCGAGAGGCGACAGCGAAGGTTCTGGAGCTAGCCGAGGCAGCCGAGCGTGGTGGTGAGATCGTTCGCGCCGCTGGCAAGAAGGCCAAGGCTCGGTCACAGGAGATTTCGGGCATACAAACACCTCCCGGTGAGCGCCCCCCTCCGCACGAGACAGTACAACACGATCCGCTACTGCGTACACGGGTGGCTACAAACCTCCTGGAGCTGTGGGATGCCGCCATGAAGTCCCCTGGTGGGCAGGAGGCGATCCAACAGCGATCAGGTGACAGGATGGAGCACAGAACCATCTTTGTTTCGCCGCCTTTGAGCTACAAGCAAGGTGACGTGGTACGCCCTCAGTCTCTTGCTACTGGTGATAGGCCCGTCGAGCGTGGCGGTACTATGCACCCACGCAAGGACCAGAAGAAGCCGAGGGAGACTGCTACGTCTACCCGTCCAGTCATTGTCGAAACTCGTGGCAGAGACAGGACGAGGCGCGTTATACAGGTCGAGCGTATGTTGCCCAAGGTGGAAGCTCCACCCCCGTCCAGGTCCGCAGAGACCAAGCCTGGTACAGTCAGTTCAGAAGCCAGAAGGGCAGTTGTTACGAAGGCGGTACTATCACCTCCGGTGCAGGTAAATCTGACCCTTCCCCCGGTAGGTAAGCCACGCACGGATGATGAGGAGGACTAAGTTTGTACGAGCACGGAACAGACATTGTCTGCGCCTTCGACGACGTTGGTCTGGTGAAGGCTGGCGCAGGCACGGACAAGGAGCGAATGCTTTTGTACGGGTGGGCTTCTGCCCCAACACTTGACGACGATGGTGAACGGGTCTTGCAGGAAGGGCTTGATGTCAAGCCCTTGCTCAAGAAGGGGTGGGTCAACTGGAACCACCGGCAAGACCCCGATGGGATCATCGGCGTCCCCCTGGTCGCGGAGTTGCGTGACCGTCCAGGCTTCGGGAAGTGCCTCTACACGGAGCTGGAGCTTTTGCCGTCGCGGCCAATGGCCCCCTCGGTCTGGAAGCTCGCAAAGTCTCTGGAGGAGGACAAGGTCGAACGCACCCTCGGGCTTTCCCTGGAAGGTAAGGTCGGTGCGCGGTCTCCGAAGGGTACGGTCAAGAAGGCAACCGTTTTCAACATCGCCGTGACGGGCAATCCCAAGAACGACAACGCCCCTGTTCGGGCGCTGCTCAAGGGGATCGCTCTGGACGAAGAGGTCCCGGCGGAGCAGTTCAACCCGCCGCCATTCGACGGCGACGTGATGGACCGGCTTGCTCGGTCTCTGGTTGGTGCGATTCAGAAGGCTTCCGGGACTACTCCCGTCTCGGCAGGTGATCTGATTCCGTTCAACCTGAGAGATGAGCTTGCACGGAATGGCGAGCAACACGAGGCTGTCTGTCGTCAGTTTGGGAGCATCTCCCAGCTTCGAGGCGGCAACCTGACGAAGGCCGAAGGCGCTCTGTATATGCACCTCACAACCGGTCAGCCGGTCGAGGCGTGTATGAGCATATTCGGTCTCTGAGGAGGAAACCAATGGGAGATTTCGCAAACAACTTCAACGAGGCTTTCGATGCGCTCCAGAAAGGCGCTTCGTCCGAGCCTCTCGACGGTGCCCCCGAGGAGGACCCCATCGAGGAGCCTTCCGAGGAGCAGCCTGATCAGGCTCCGTCCGTCGCGCTCAAGAAGGGCACCGACACCGACGAGCTGGTCCAGTACATCGACGCAGACGAGTTCCTCAAGGCCCAGATCGAGCTTCTCGATGGCAACTCGATGGTGATGGAGAACGCCCTCAACGGCAACCTCCAAGCCACCGCGCTGCTCGTCAAGGGTCTCGTGGGTCTGTCCGAACAGGTGGAGCTGCTTCATGAGAAGCTCGACGCCATCGGCTCCCAGCCCGCTTCAGGTGCTCGGCCCGCGATGAGCGAGGCCGAGGCGGCAGCGATGCAGAAGTCGATCACCGAGCCGCAGCCTCATGGCGATCCGCCTCCAGCACCGGCAGCGCCGCTGAACAACGCCGCACTCGCGGCGACGGCGAACGCCGAGCTTCGCAAGGCTTTCGATGCCGCCTCCGAGGAAGATCCCGCCAAGCTGGACTTGCGGAACGATCTTGTCCTCCTGGAGTCGTCCGCGAGTCTCATGCCTGTGCATGAGATCGTTCCCCGGATGTCGCAGAAGGGTCGGGAACTCCTGACCTCCGCCCTGCGAGCCCCCGACGCCGAGTAGTCGCGTTAGTGCAGAACGGTTGATTGTTCAGGGCCGCACAAAACCTGAGTCAATCAAGGAGAGTACCATGTACCGCAGCATCTTTCTTCACGTCCAGCGCATCACCGGCCGCACCCGAGGCGGTGGCGTCATGATCGAGAACGTCCCCCGCACCGAGGCGGCTGCCCGTCGCTACATGGAGCGTCGTCGTGTCCCGGTCGCCGGTCCCGGCATCGCGGTCGGCGGTCGACCCTTCGGCCCCGGCGGCAGGGTCTAGGTTCTGAGTTCTCGTTCCACGTTCAAACTTCGGCATAGGTGGGGGCGGTGATCTAAGTCAGATCACCGCCCCCGCTTTGCTGTCCTACAGGAGGATTTTCTGAAATGAATCAGCTTGCTTCATTCGCGGCTGGCTCCCCCGGATTCGGTTTCGGGGCAGTCCCCGCTCAGGAGTTCGACGCACTCCAGAAGGCCATCGGGGCCGGATACGACGTCGGCGGCACGACCCAGACGGGTGGCGGTGCCTGGCGTCTGGAGTTCCTCGAAAGCACTCTGGCCGTGCTCACCGAGACCATGCGCCAGGTCACGTTCTTCCGCGATCTGCCCAAGCCGAACGCCCGCTCCACCGCCATCGAGTATGCGCGGCGCACGGACGTCGGTTCGCGGCATGGGGGCTTCTACCGAGCTGGTGAGCTGCCTCTCAGCCATGACGCGGCCTACGACCGCAACGTCGCCCTGGTCAAGTTCCTCGGTGACGTCCGCGAGATCGAGATGCCGTTCCTCTACACGGACACTCTCGTCGAGAAGCGTGCAGAGGTCACCGACACCGGAACCATGTGGCTCGTCGGGCAGCTCGAACGGGCTCTGTTCAAGGGCAACGCCAAGCTCGGCGTCAACGGTGCCGAGTTCGAGGAGATCGACGGGCTGGAGACGTTCGTCGAGCGCGATGCCTGGGCAGACTCCGTGATCAACCTCTGGGGCGAGCCTCTGGAAGAGGGGCACCTCAAACAGGCCGGTCAGGTGGTCATCGACGCACGAGGCGTGGCGAACCGCATGTACGGGTCGAACAAGGTCATCGAGGACTTCGCATCCTCGTACCGCCTCCAGCAGAAGTACGAGGGGAACAACGCGGGCATGGTCGTCGGTTCCCGAATCGACCGCATCGAGACCGCTGGCGGGACGTATATCCCGCGCACCCTGTACCTCTACTCCGGTCTCACCAAGGAGCAGCCCGTCACGTCGGCCCCCGACAACGCGCCGTCCCCTGCTCCCACGGTCACCATCGCGCTGACAGCCGCCACTGCCGAGTGGGGGAAGTCCCTCGGGCTCACCGCCAAGGGCACCGGCTCCTCGGCCAGCGTCGAGTATCAGGTCAGTTACGGCAACCGCTACGGCGAGGGTGTCCCCGTCACGTCGACCCCGGCGTCGCAGGCCATCACCTACGCCCAGCGCGAGACGCAGAACGTCCGCGTCACGATCACCAACCCCGCTGCCTTCACCAATCAGCCGACCTACGCGGCGATCTACCGCAAGGACACCGACGCTGACGGGAACGAGAGCGACTGGGGCTGCGTGGCTCGTGTTTCCCTCGCCAACGTCACCCCCGGCGGCACGACCACCTGGGACGACAACGGTGAGAACATGCCTGGCACCGAGCGGTGCTGGCTCGGCGAGCTGTCGGAGAACGTGCTGCATCTCAGCCAGCTTCTCCCCTTCACTCGCATCGGTCTCGCGAACATCTCCCTCTCGGAGCGGTTCGCACTCGTCATGTTCATCTCCTTCGTGTGCAGGATTCCGAACAGGTGGGTCGAGTTCCGCAACGTCGGCTACCGGACGCCATAAGGGGGTAGCGCATGACCACTCCCGGAAGCGTCAAGCAGATGGATACGGCTCCGTATCCATTCGGCAGGTTCAAGCTGGGGAGTCGGTTCTACAACTGGGTCAAGTTGCTCCGCGAGCTTTTCGAGATCGACTCGGCTCGCCTTCTCGGCAACCCGACCGTCGTCCAGAACACGGGCGGTGGTGGCAACACCCAGATGGAGATCTCGGCTGCGTTCGACTATGAGATCGGTGGGGCCTTGTACTCCAAGGCCATCACGCAAGACATCGCCGTCGCCGCTGGAGCTGCAACCGCAGCCGGTGAGTTCAAGGCTGTCACGGTCTCCATCGACGACGCAGGCGCGTTGACTCAGACCGTCTCCGATGCTCTCTCAGCCGCTCCTGTTCCTCCTCCGGCCATCCCTGCCGGTGAGTGCCCGGTCTGTACCATTCAGATCCCTGCCAGCTTCAACCCTGGCGTCACGGTGTTTCTCACCGCATGGGTGACGAACGGATACGCTGACCGCATCACCGCCGAGAAGCCGACGGAGCTGCCGGACATCAATATGTGATCGTCGTCCGATCACGTCTCGTCTCCTGCCTCGGTTGGGGTTGGGGGGTGAGGTCCATCAGACGCTTTTGTGCCTGGTGGGGCCTCACCCCCCTTCTCTGCCGAGCCCCCTTCAGAGGTGAACAATGCACACTATCCGAATGAAGCGTTTGGCTTCCTCGGCTGCACGCGCGGCTGAGTATAGCGTCGGTCTCTGCGGAGAGATCGTCGAGTTCCAGTACGGTATCGCAGTCGTCGATGATGACGAGCTTGCGAAGAAGGTCAAGAACGACCACGGACAGACGTACACCGTCGAGCGCATGGCGTCGGAGCCTTCTGACGCTGACATCGAAGCGGCACCCGACGCTGACCCTGTACTCCCCCCGGCTGCAAAGCCTACGCCTGTCGTCTCTGACGATGCGCTGGAGGCTGTCAGGCGTCATCGAAGTGCTGCCAGGATCATCAACGTCGTCCTCGCAGACATCGACGAGCGTGATCCTTCTGTGCTCTACACCCTCTTCCTCGGTCTCCGCAGTGAGAACAAGGCTCTCAAGATGCCGAAGAAGAAGCTCAAGGCCGCCATCGCGGAGGCACTCGAACAGGAAGCGAGTGAGGGCTGATGGCTGCCGCCACGGATCGACCACCTCGGGCTCCGAGGCATCTGAGCGACCTGGACGATCAGTGGCTACTCCGCACCCACTTCTTCGGGCTGTATCGTGAGGAGTCTGACGGCACGTTGGTTCTTCCGAACCCGCAGAAGAAGAACGAAGTCCTCCCGGCTGACACCATCAATGAGGCAATAGAAGCCGCTGTTGACGCCTTGGAGGACGTGCTCCAGGTGTCCATCCGGGCCTATGAGCAACGTGAGGAGTACCACGATTACGACCGTGACCTCTGGCACGAGTACAACATCCTCGATCTCGACAAGTACCCTGTGATTCAGGTGCATTCTCTGACGCTCCAGTACGGGGAGGACGAGGGGGCACAGATTCTATGGGAAGTCCCGAGGTCGATGTTGCAGATTCACGGTCAAGCCTCCCTTTTCGGTACGCTGCAAATTCTCCCACAGACGGGTTCCTTTCTGGGAGCAAACGGGGTGAACCCTCTTCTTTTCGAGGGTATCCTGAATGCAAACTACTCCCCATCGTTCTTCAAGGTCGTCTACGATGCGGGGCTCGACGGGCTACCGGCTGACCCGAAGCGTCGTGACCTGCCAGCCAGTATCGTGAGGGCTATCGGGCTCCAGGCGGCAATCCACCCGTTGAACATCTTGGGCGATCTGCAAATTGGGGCCGGTATCGCCAGTATGTCGGTCTCCGTGGACGGTATCAGCAGGTCGGTCAACACCACGGCGTCGGCTGAGAACGCTGCTTTCTCGGCCAGGATCATCCAACACCACAAGGAGTTGCGAGGGGACCAGAACACACCTGGACTCATCCCCTCTTTGCAGTCCAAGTGGAGACGTGTTCCGATGGCGCTTCTCTGATGGTGCCTTCACCTCAGAGCGGTCCTGTCGGTCTTCTGTTGCGGCCCGGACTGGTGGGGCCGCTCTGAGTTGAGGGCATCACCATGGTAAATTTTCCAAAGTTGCCTATCGACTTCATGCGGGCCGACCTCGGTAGTGTTGCACCGGACCTTGACCTATTGATACGCCAACATGGGCAGCCTGTGGATTTGACTCCACGTATAGTCTGTCCGTGCGCTGACCCATCGAGAAGTGGAGGAACGGGCACAGCCGATCCCGCATGTGAGTCGTGCAACGGAACGGGGCTGGCCTTTCTATGGTCGTCCACAGTCAAGGATCTGCGAGCGGTCGTTACGGGGGCTGAGACGCGAAAGCAGTTGACCCCCGCTACTCCTCTCACTCAAGGGAGCATACGGATCACCTTTCCATCCGACACGCAGATCGTCGAGGGTGATCTTGTGCGGCTCTCCAGCTACTTCCAGACGACAGACCTCTTGCGCGAGTACCGCGCCATTGTCGGAGGTATTCGTCTGCCGTTCGACGCGGTAGACATCGAGTATGCCGCATCCTATGACAACCACGACAGGCTCATTGAGCTTGAGCGTGGCAAGGATTACGTACTCGATGCTGAAAAGAACCTACTGACCTTCCCTCGCTCTGGCAGAGTGTCTGATCGGTGGAAGATCAGCGGCAGATTCATAGTACGCCCCTACTATCTCGTGCAGTCGATTCCGTCTGTCGGTAGGGGTCAGTTCAGCACACAGTTCTCGGACGACGGTTCCGAGCAGTTCATCGAGTTCCCGAAGATGGTAATGGCTGGCAGAGCCGACGGGCTGTTTGGTCGTCTGCACCAGGAAGTCTCTCTGAAGGGAGACGCGCAGGAACCACAGGTTGATTCCTTGCCTCCGAGAGAGATCGAGGAGATCTGATGCCGATCAAAGCGCGTCTGTCTGTCAAAGGGTCGCTAATGCAGACCATAAGCGCCACTGTACGTCGGCGACGTGGCAGAGTGTCACAGGCCATAGCGAACGCCTGGAAGCAATCTGTCAACAGGTCGTCTCTTTCAGCGCGTGCGAAAGCGCGTTACACGAAGGCCATCGTGCCTTACCGTGGTGTGAAGGTCGGTGCGACCATTAGGGACAAGGTAGCCATCCTGCTAGAGGAAGGCTGGAAAGCGTTTGACATGAAGCCTGGTCTTCTTGCGGGTCAGTTCTCTCGGGTCATCCCGTTGCAGATCCAAGGTAAGACGGAGTTTCGTACAGTCTCGCAGAACAGTCCTCCTTCGTCGTGGCGACACCCTGGATTCAAGGGTGCCAACGTCGTTCCTGGCGTAAAAGCGATGGTTGACCGCATAGTCAAGGAGGCTCTGAAATGACGAACCCCCGCAAAAGGCGTCGAAGGCGTCGAAGGTTCACAGAACCGCAGCGTACAAACTCTGGCGTTGTTCTGCCGGAATTCGTTATTCACGCGGCTCTCAGTGAGCTGCCTGAGAAGCTGGGGAACGGTGAATACGGCAAAGGTGGTTTGGAAGAGCCTCTGGTCCGTGTTGTGCAAGGTCTTGATCAGAATATGATCAACAAGGTCTTCGAGAACTTGCGTCGTAAACCGCCGTCGGTCGGTCTCGAATTCCCATCGGACCCGCAACACCTACCAGCCATCTTCGTCACAACCGAGTCCATGCACTCTGAGGCTCCTGTACTCGCCGATGACGTCGGCGTTGTGGAGCAAGAGATAAATACCTACGAGGACCCCCTAGACATCGTGGCTTCCGCCGCTGGTGGCGAGTTTGAGGTCTACATTCCGGCAGAAGGTGACCTAGTCACACGTATGCTGGAACTACGTCTCGACCCCGCCTCCGGTACTGAGCAGGAGCTTGTCGAGGGGGAAGATTACCTCGTGGATGCAGCAACCAAGAAGGTCGAGCTTTTCTCTCCGTTGGCGGCAGGTGATCGTCTCTACGCTTTCAGGTGGGCCTCTTACGGTCTGCCTGGCGGTGACCTGTATGGTAACACCTTTCGCTGCATGTTCGTCGTGTTCATTGACACAGAGAACCCAGTCGTTACGTCCGTGCTAAAAGGGTTGGTCTGGCGGGAGCTTACCCTAAAGACTAGCAGCATTCTGTCGTCTGGCTTGGCCGATCTCAACTATTCGGTGCGCTACCAGAGTATCTGGAACGACATCGCACCGGCTGTTGGACATCGCTGCGAGCTTGTGGTGGATTGTCTCACAACATGGATTGCATACGATAGGACTCCGACTATCCGTGGAGCAAACGGAGAGTTGACAGCGTACACGAGTAAGGGCGATCAGGGCACCGTACTAGAGTGTTCCGCCGAGCTTTATCGGTGGGCAACTGACGACGAACTAGAGGAGGAGTAATGCCGAGGACAGTAAGGTGGAAGGGGCGCAATATCCAGCGTCCCGGAGCCTACACCTGGCACGACCTCAGCGGTTTGGCAAACCTCGATCTCGGGGTTGATCAGTCGATCATCATCATTGGTGAAGCAGAGGCGGGTGAGCCACAGGAGTCGGCAGCTTCTCCGGTCTATCACGCCTTTACCGATCCGCAGGACATGATCGACACTTTCATCGAGGGTAACTTGGCCGAGTGTGCCAACTTCGCCTTCGACCCAGCCGCAGACGGTCAGCAGGAAAGTGGTGTCGCCATTGGCGGCGCACAGAAGGTCTACTGTATCAAGACCAACAAGAGCACGCAGGCGTCCCTCACGCTGCAAGATGCGGCTGGTCCAACCAACTGCGTGACTCTCAAGGACCGTATTTGGGGGACGAAGGGCAATCACACCTGGGCCAAGGTGGTAGCCTCCGGTACGGGCATCAAGGTGACGTGTGGTCGCGCTGTTGCCCCGAACATCGGTGATCAGGAGTCCATCGCTTTCGGTGTCAACGGCACTGACGAGTGGATCTCTGTCATCTACACCGGGGCAGAGCTGACCTGTACGTTGAGCTATGACGGCACAACGATCACGACTGTCACGGCAACTCCGCCGAATGATCAGTTGGCGATCACCACAGCAGACAAGACCATCGAAGAGGTCATCCAGGAGATCAACGCAACGGGTGTCTACACAGCCACCCTGCTCCGCGAGGAGCGAGCGACGACTCTTGCCGACTATCTCGACGAGGTCTCGGCTGTCAACGTCAAGGTTCTCGCATCCTTCCACGGCGTCGCCTGGGATGTGGTCGAGTGGCACAACGCCAACTCCCCGTACTGTTCTGCGGCATGGGTGGCTGGTCTCAAGCCCAACACCCTCGCGCAAACGTGGCTCGCTGGTGGAACCCTCGGGGTCTCCGATGCAACCACGATTCAGGACGCTCTCAAGACTGCCAAGAAGTTCCCTTCACGTTTCCTCGTCTGTGCGTTCAACGATGACATTGCTGGGCCTATCACACTTGATACGGTCCAGGGCTACTTCACTACGCATCTCAATCAGGTCAACCCTGTTGGAGGCAAGCGTGAGCGTCAGGGGTTCGGCTGCACGAATTCCGTGACGAAGGCGGCGCTCTACACGGAGCTTGCTGGTTACAACAACCAGTATTGGTCTGTCGTGAACCATGAGTGCTACCGTGAGGGGCCTGACGCCGTGAAGGCATGGATCGGGTGTCATGGTTCGGCCACAGCGGTCGCTGCCATGATGGCTGGCTCGCCTGTCGCGACTCCGATGACTGCGAAGGTTCTCAAGGCTCAAGACGTCCGGTACGTCGCAACCGACTTCGACGTCAACGATGACGACGACTTCGAGCAGGGAATCTACGGCGGGCTCCTCATGGTGGAGCAGGGTGACCTGGGCTACCAGATTTCCAAGGGCATCTCCACGTACAAGACCGAGGACAACGACATGCTCATCCTTCTGGAAGGCGTGGAGGCGATCCTCTGGACGTGCATCATGCTCCGTCGGAAATTCGAGAGGCCCAACATCGGGCACAAGGGGCGTGGTAACGTCTCAGCTCAAGACCTGCAAGGACAGGCCATCGAGGTGTTCCGGGCTCTCGCAGACCAGAACAGCCCCGACTTCGTCCTCATCGAGGGCACCGACGCAGACGGAAACACCGTCGCTCCGTTCCGCAACGTCCGCGCGTTCATCTCGGGTGACCAGATCTACGTGCGGGCCGAAGTCACATACACCATGGGCATCAACTACATCTTCACCGAGCTGCGGGCGACATACCCGACGGCTCTGGCGGCTTAGGAGGAGTCATGCCACAGAACATCCTGACGGGTGGACGATGCCGACTTCTCCTCGACGGAAAGAGGATGGGTTGGGCATTCGGAGTCACCGTGGGCGAAGACATCGTGCAAGAGCCGGTCAACGTCCTCGACAACCTCATGCCTGCCGAGTTCGAGATCACGGGCTATCAGGTCACGTTGCAGGCCAACATCTACCGCGTTCCGAAGCAAGATCTCGTGGCGGCGGAACTCTGGCCCAAGTCGGGGCGCACCCCCGAGGAGGTTCGGAGGATGCTGCTCGACTTCCCGGAGCTGGCTGCGGAGATGTGGGACACGTACACGTCCACGCCGGTCGGCAAGATCTACAGGGTCAAGCCGAGGTCTCGAAACATCGCAGTTCAGGCGCGTGGGCTGGTATCCAACAACTGCCAGTTCACAGCCATCCAGTACGCCGACGAAGGAACCTCCGGCATCTGATCGGAGTCAGATCGGCGTGACGTAGCAACCCGGCGGGGTCGGCGTAGGGCGTCAACGGGCACAGCCCACGTCCACGTCGGCCCCGCCTTTTTTGCGTTTCAGCTAGGAAAGGGGCCGCAATGCCTATCACAGACGACGGAAAAGTCACGTTCTTCGTGGATCTGCAACACAATGGTCGAGAGTACCAGGGTGGATTCACAGTGCGGAAGCCGAACTTCGGGGATGTCGGTGCGATCTCGGCTGGTATCTCCCGTCTCGCACAGGGTCAGCCAATCGCCGACAACCAGACAGGGGCAATTCTCAACGCCATCGCCAACCTGTCTGTGCTCGTCGAATCCTTCCCCTCGTGGTGGGACGACGTCATGGAGCAAGAGGACATCCCGATGGTCATGGCGGTGTACGCCCACTACTTGCGGGAACGGAACGAGTCGCCCTTTCGACAAGCAAAGAGTCGAGGGGAAGCCTCTGACTCCTCTGGTGGTGCTACCGGAAGCTCTGGAGCAAGCGGAGATACCGGAGCGAGCCCTGGAGATGGCACAGGCGAATCTGGACAGTAGCGAGGGCTTCTTGCGTAGGTGGCTGTGTCAGAAGTACAAGATGCCTCCTACCGACCCTCGTTTCCTCGCCTACACGTTCGAGCAGGCTTACATCGAGTTCCTTGAGGATGCCATCGAAGACGAGCGAATCCCGATGGGTCCGACGGGCATTCCAATGAGGAAGGTCCGAGTGAACGGCACAGAGATCTACAGGACTGGTGACCCCATGTTCGATGCGTTTGAACAGGAGTGGGCCGACCAGGATCTCGATGCACTGGACGAGGAGATTGAACGCCAGGCCGAGGCAGCGATTCAGGCTGATCAGGATCAGATCGAATCGGATGCAGACATCCTGGCTCAGATAAACGCTGCCGCTGAGAAGTGGCCGACGCCAGAGGAGCAAGATGGCTGATGAACTAACAGTCGAGGTTGGACTTGACGTCGGGCAGGGCGATCTGGACGCTGCGGTCCAATCTTATCTGTCAGACATTCAAGCCGGGCTCAGTGACGCATTGGATATGGGCGATCTCGCCAAGGCCCCCGCTGAGATGCTGGACGCCATGCGCGAGCTGAAGTCTTTGGCATCCGACATCAAGTCGGACTTCAAGGACATGGCAGACTACATGAAGGACATTCGTGAGTCTGCTTCTTCTGTACGGTTGACGATGGGCGGTCAGACCGCTGCTGGTGCCGGTGGGGGTGGTGCCGGTGGGGGTGGCGGTGGTCTCGGCGGCATCATGGGAGCCCTCGGGCCTTGGGGCGCTATTGCCGGTCTAGTTGCTGGCTTGGCCCCCATGGCGCTAGGTGGTGGTATGCTCCTCGGCGGCCTCACTGGTGGTCTCAGTATGGGGGCAGGTAACACCGCTGGCGTCTGGCAACACTTCATGGGTGGTATGGGTGGGCCATTCGAGGGTGCTGGTGGTCCGGCTGGGCGTATTGCTGGTGGGATCGTCGGTCGTGTAGCCGAGGCTATCGGCATCGACCCACGCTACTCTGAAGGACAGCGCAGGATGACGGACGACGACGCGGCGAGGCTCTACGGCGCTGCTCGTGGTCTCGTCTCCTCCATCGGCCAAGGTCCTGTAAGCATGATCGCCAACGTCGCTGGTGGCGGCGAGGGTGCTGTATGGGGCCGCGGTGTTGGCGCTAGGCTCGGCA